CTCAATTAGAAAAAGGTTCTGTTGCAACCGCATTAATTACAACAACAACAGAACCAGTCACATCAACAACATACACCGACACAACAGCAACATATGGCGTAAATCATTTATATACAGTTACTGCTTTAAATAATATAACATCTACCAATAGCAGTAATTCTGTAAATGGATCTCTAAAATTATTAGCACCAACTTTAACTTCTGTAACAAATAATGCAACACTTAATATAACTTTAAATTGAAGTAGAGTTTCTGGTGCATCTACATATAAAGTTTATAGAGGAACAACTTCTAACACTTCCACCATGTCTCTTTTATCGGGTGGTATTTCTACTACTTCATATATTGATACTACCGCTACTGCTGGAATTACTTATTATTACTCTATAAAAGCCACAACATCGTTTAGCACTGATAGTGATTTTAGTAATGTGCTTTCTGGTAGTAGATTGTTACAAGTAGTAAACCCCGGAGATATTTTTGAAAATCATTTTGGACATAATTTTTACAATGGTAGTAATTTAACACTATTGGATTCTGCTAATACAAATGTAACTTATAATTATTTTTCATATGAGACTTTTTATGAGCCAATGAGAGCAATTAATTGGAGTTCTCTATATAGAGATAGAAATAATAGATATACAAACCAAATATTTTACTCAAATAAATTATCAACCACCAATAATGAAATAAATTATTTGGAAAAAATAAGCATGTTTGGTTATTCAACTTATGCAAATATTCAACCAACAAATAAAAAATTATTTACAAACTTTGATGTTTATAGAGGAGAAGGAAGTTCTAAATACTTTGACACAATAGTAGCATTTTACCCAAATTATGATGAACTTTTAACTAAAACAATACAAACAACTATTACCCCACAATAATATGGCACAATTTATAAATATAACTGATACAGAATTACAACAATTTCCCACATGGAGAGCACACAATAATCGCCAAGTTTCAAGAGAACTTGCTGGTATAAGAGGATTTGCTCCTGCTATTCATTTTCACGATACAACTTATGATACCGATACAGCAACCACAACTACAGAATTGATGCGACCCGATGATAGAATTTTAAAAGTTCCTATAGGTGAACAAATTTATTTTTGGGGAATAGAAATGTATGCAGGTGGTTATGATACTATTAATGTATACTACAGACAAAATTCCAGTTCAAATTGGCAGATAATAAAGGGTACTGGTTATACTGGTTCTGTTTTTATAAGTCCTAGTTTTGCTACATTAAGTACTTCTTATAATTATTATCCAAACTCTAATTTAATAAATGCTATAGGTACTACTGGTACTACTTTTTATCCAAATGGAATAAGTACTATCACTGGCGTTACTACATTTGATCAATATCCTTATATTGCAGAATTTCCTATTTTAGGATATACACAATATTATGCATATGGTACTTTTACAAATAAAACTGTCGGAGATACTGATCTTTATGGTGATACAGGTGATCCGGGAAGATACAATTTATATGTTCAAAATCATTGTAGATCATTTGTTTTTTTTAGAGAAGGTGAATATTTAGTTGAATTAAATGAAGCATGTGGATGGGCAGGTTCCGATACAGATGGTAAAAATGGTACTGGTTATAATTATGGTAATGCATCTTCATACTCAACTTTCGGAAAATCATATTCAAATGTATCAACACAACCCGGACAAGGAAATAGGTTCTATAGTCACGAAACAATACCAACTCCCCCTTCAGGTAATGGAAGTACTAATTATAATTCAACAACTCAACAATTTTATCAAAAATTTAACCCAATAAATTATAATTCAAATCCCGGTTTATATGGAACATTAAAAGAACAAATAAAATCTAATACAACTTATTCTCAAAATTATAGATCATGTTTTACAAAAAAAATATTAATACAAAGTTATGCAAGAGAATATATTGATAACAATGATATTAAAAAGAAAAAAATGATAGATTGCATAGATGGTTCAGTTAATGTGTGTCCATCTCTTATTACTATAACTCCCGGAACTGTGATAAATACATCAATAATTAATAAACCATATCAAAAAGTTATAGGGTACGGTGCAGTATTTGAAGATAATGGTTCTGGTAATTTTATAACAAGTAATAGTCCAGAAACTACATCTCCGACAACTGCCAATCAAAGATTTTCAAATATAAATCAAAGATGGAATGGTACAGCAAAAACATTAATAAATCGAAGACAGATAACAGTAGAAGGTTTAACTATAAGAGGAAATTCAAGTGTATTACCTTCAAAAATTAATTTTACAGTTCCATCTAATAGTATTTTAGATTTAAGAGGAAGTGTATTTAAAAATTGCACATTTGAAAATATTATATTTGATGATAAAACAGATTCTATCTGTTGGACGGGTTGCTCATTTTTAGATTGTAAATTTAAACGATGCCAATTAAATATGAGTTCTGATTCTATATTATTTAAACAATGTGAATTTATAGGAAGGTCAGAAGGAACAGATACATTAAATATAAGTGGAAATTCTAATTGTTTTATGGGTTGTATATTTAAAAACAATTTTAGAACATTTTTTATGAGTACAGATGATGCACCATGCACAGATAATTTGTGGTTTAAATGTTATTTTACTGATTCATTTTTTCATTCTGGTGGAAATGAACAGTTTATATCATCAAATAATACAAGTAAATTACTAAATGCTGTACCTACAGGACAACCTTTACTATTAAAACAAAAAAATAGAGAATTTTCTAGAAATATATTTGCGTTCAATAGAATATACGGAGCAGGATTATTTACTATAGGAAACAAAAACTCATTCTCTAGAGCAAATGTATATACTATGAATGATACATTTTGTCCTACATTAATCTTAACCGATATAAATTCTACAAAAAATACAAGTACCGCAGAACTGAGTGGTGGTAATTATTATGATGTTCATTATTTAAATAGTTATAGAAAATTTAAAATGATACTTGGTGAAAATACTCACCATATGAGATTATTATATAATCAAATTTCAGAACCACAATTATTTGGAAATACTGGTGGATTAATGGGAACTACAAATTGGGATATTTCTATGTTTGAAAATCTCCCCATATTCAGTATAGTTAGTAAATATGAAAATCCATCTAACGGGTATTCTGATTGTAAACACACATCAAGAGCAACTGGAAATAAAATAATTGGAAATAAAATACAAAATTGGCAAGGTATTTTTGCAAATACGCCAACATCTCCTTGTTCAATATACTTAAATTTTCATAATATTTTGCATTGCAGTAAATGTGGTGCTGATTATTATAATAGTAATGTTATGGAAAAAAATAGTAATGGAATTTTGGATTGGTTAGATATAACAGATTTTGATGGTGACACTATAAGTGATGGTAAATTTATAAATATAGCATATAGAAATCAATTAGTAAATCCAGAAGCACAATCTACAAGAGGCAAAGGATCGGGTTATGCTACCAATAGTGATCCTTGTTTTGGCATTGGTGATAGTTCCACAAGTATAGGAACATTTACTCCATTATGGTTTCCAAATGGTGTATGTAAAGAAACTATTCCATATTTTAATTGTAATTCAATTTATATTGGATCTGGAACTACTTATCCAAATCCATATACAAATGTATTTGGTACTCATGGAAAACAAGGAAATAATTTTTATAGAAGAATATCAGTACCAACTTATACGAATTCTGCAACACCAATAACACTTGTTACAAATGGATCAAATCCCACAATATTTACTGGAGATCTATTTAATAGATTAGATTTAAAATAATAGGAAAATAACATGGCAGATACATGGAAAGCATATACAGATACACAGGCTCTTAAAGAACTAGCAGGACTTCGTGGTATTGCACCATCTGTTAGATTTTTAGAAAAACGACCACAAGGTGCTAGTAAAGAAAAAATTTATCATGTAAGACAAAATGAATTAGTTTACTTATGGGGTGTTGAAATGTTTCAAGGAGGCACTGATTGTATTACTATTGATATGATTAATAGTGATGGAAGTTTTACACCTTATAAATCTGGTGGACAGTCAATTACTGATTTTATTTCTGCAGATAAAATGACTTATAATTTTGGGTTGATAGAATATCCAGGATTTGATGATTTCTGGGAAGATCCATATCTTGTAAATTATGTAACAACCGATACAAATCAAGAAATAAAAAAAATAGTAAAAAGTAATTTCTTTAGAGCTTTTGTTTTCCCAAATGAAGGTTATTATAGAATAGTTTTGAATGAAAGAATAAATCCTTTAACTGGTTCTTCTGGATTTGTTGCAAACTATAATGATGATCAATACACTCCTTTAACTAATTATTATGCCAGATCATGGATGGGTTCGACTTTAAATAGTTCTCCTTTTGGAATGAAAGGTGCAAATTCCGCAAACACACAATCAGATAATCCATTTAACAATATGAATGACGATCCAACAGCGGCTCCGATACAAGCAATAAGAACAGAGAGTGAATTTAAAAGAGAAATAATAATAAAAGTTATATCTTCAAATAAAGATATAGTTGATTCTTCAACTATAACAAGAAGAAATATTACTTTTTCATCTGGTTATAATTATAACGATAGTATACAAGCAGCTTCAGTAAATGGTAAAACTACATTTGGTGCATTAAATGTTCAAGGAAATAATGCTCATTTTGCTTCTAGAAGATTTTTTAGACCATTAGAATTTGGAACTTATGCTGGAACATCAAATGTAAAATATATTTCATATGCTTCTGGTAACGATACTGCTGCTTATGGAAATGAAGGTTGGAAATCATTATTCAATAGAGGACATAATTCCGAATCGCCGCCCAAAATAATGAATTCCGATTTGGAATTTTTATATGCAGATTCTAATATGGAATATGCTCCAATCTCAAGAGATTTATATGTTGGTGGTAAATTGAATAATGGTTCAACCACAGATAATAATATTAGAAATAATACTACAATTAATTATTCATCATCAACTGATGAAGATTTTAGACGATTAAGAATAATAAACGCTAGAAATAGTATTATTGAAAATTTAAACATGTATTCAAATACCTTTGGTATAGGTACTGGAGAACCAAATTTTTTAGGACCGAATAATTGGTGGATTTATAGAAAAACTACTCCAGGTGATTATAATGATTCTTGTAGGGGTTATGTGCATAGAGCAATAATAGATTTAAGTGGTTCAATAATTCGAAATTGTACATTTGAAGGAATGATTTTTAATGCCTTAGGAGTGTTTACTGATCGAAATAGTCAAAGTTTTATTGTAGATGGTTGCACATTTGAAAATTGCACATTTAAAGGTGCTAATTTATTACAAGGATTTAATGGTATTGGTATATTAATAAAAAATTGTAAATTTGAACAAATACCTAAAAATTGTGCAACTAGCGATGATCTTATTAGATTTTATAATACTCATTCTGTTTGTATGATGGGATGTTCTGTTGAACATCAAGGCAGATTTATAGAAATGATTGCAAACGGTCCTTTTACTGATAATATTATAATAAGATGTTTTGATAAAAGAAGATCTGGACAAATGCAAGCAGGAGAAGGAATTACAATTGATGCTTCCAATTCTTATCCGGCTCCTGATATTCCTGTTGGTACATGGCCAAATGTAAGTTATTCCGTGGGTGCATTACAAACACAATATGGATCAAATGAAGGATTTTCCGGAAGTGAAAAAATAAGAACTTCACAGTTTAATGGTAATTTATGTTTAATGAATAATTCTATTATGTCATCAGGAAATAGTATTTCGCTTCATGGTTATATTGCTAAAGGTAAGTTGAATCTATCAGCATTTACCAATCACCACTATGATCCTGGTCATTATCTTTTTGGTAGAAAAAGAGACTCAACTGCAAGTAATTCCGATAGTAATATTTGGTGGCATTATAATGTCTATATGCATAATTATTCTTTTGGTGGTTGTCAAGGAATAGATTTTAGACCTAATGCTGAAAATAATAGATTTTTAAATTGTGTTTTTGAAAACCCTGGTTATGTTGGTTTAGATTATGGTAATTTTACAAATCCAGCAACAAGCGATTATATTTCTAAGAGGTTTATATATCAAATGTCAAATATTGAAGGTTCAATAGATGATTCTTCGGCTTCACCAACAAAAAATTTATTTAATAATTGCATAATAATAAATTATAATGAAAAAGTAACAAAAGAATCATATGAATCATCTTATCCGTCCAGAAATGAATTTAGTAGTTATGGTGATTATGGTCTTTATGGTCAAAGAAGTGTTACACCTGTAGGATCTAGATCCGTAAAATATTTTAAATTTGCAGATGATATTGCTATCAGAGGTTCATATCCAACTTCTGGCGGTGGTTATGGATGGGAAGTAAACCCAACAACAAAAAGCCCAAGACCATCTACAATTTTTCCAAATAATGAAACGGATGCACAATTAACTCAAAGATTGAGTGGTGGAGAAAATGTTATACATAATTTAACAAAAATAGGCGAAAGGTATTTTTAAAAATGGCAAATTATATTGATTTGGGATATTATTTGGGTCTTAGAAAATTAGCAGGACTAAGATCTGTAACTCCATCTATAGAATATATGGAGGGAACAGATACAGTTTTTTTTGTTCAACAAGATAAACAAATATATCTAACAGGTTGTGAAATGTCTGCATTACAAGCAGATTGTATAAAAATAAGTTATAAAGCAAATCCTAGTGATTCTTATACTGTAATAAAAAATTATGTAAGTCAAACTGTATTCAATGTTACAAATACATATGATGATACAAATAATACAAATTTAATAAGTGTTAAAATTTCTGCAACTCCTGTTATGAATAAAAGAAAATTTGGAAATGAAAATAGTTTTAGATATTCCTATCAAGGTAGCACTATATTAGAAGAATATGACACTTACACAGGAGCAACTGATAATTTATCAATAACTGGAAATGCTGAACAGGATCCAATTGGAGTAAATAACTATAATTTTTCAAGATCATTTATATTTAAAACTCCTGGTTATTATAAAATAGAATTAGATGAAGCACAGTCTGCATTATATAAAACCACTAGCACAAATACAATTTTAACAAATCCAGATGCACAATCTGATTATAACTCTTATAAATCATCAACAACTGGACCTTGGACACCAGTTGATCATGCATCACATCAAAATGGAAATTTTTTTAAACGACAAATTATAGTAAAATGTGTTAATAATTATGATGCAATTTTACAATCAAATATAGTAACTGAAATAAATGAATTTACAGGGTCACCACCACCACAAACTCAAACTGTTTATATTCCTTCTAGTGCTGCTGATAGAAGAAAAATATCAGTAAAAGATTTATTGATTAATGGACAAACATATGGATCAAATCAATATGAAAAATATTGTATAGAAACAAATGGATTAAGCACAGCAACTTTCAATGCAAGAGATAAACAAATAACTACTAATTCTTCTACATATAAAATTTTAAGAAATAGTATATTTTCTGATATAATTTTTAATGGATCTGGAATTACAAATTTAGTTAAAATTGAATCTACTGGTGGAATTATCACAACAGTGGATATGAGAAATACTTTGTTTAAAAATTGTATATTTAAAGGAATTGTATTTGGTAGTAAAAATTATAATCAATTAATATTAGATGGAAGTACTTTTGAGTCTTGTGAATTTATAAATTGTAAATTTTACATAAGACCAAAAAATATATTGTTTAAAAATTGTAACATCAATAATACTGGTAATTATGCACCAATATTTAATATAAATGGTTCTGATGGAAATGTTTTTATAGATTTAATTTTTAATAATGTTGATAGACCCTTTGTATTTGATAATGGTGACAATAAAAACAATTTAAATAATTTATTTTACAGAGTTTTTTCTACAGATTCACCAAGTGCTACAAATAGATGTTCGTTTGTCAAAGTAATGCAAAGCAATTCAACTCCTGGTGTTTTTGTTGGTAATATTGCGATGATGAATTGTATAGTTGCTGTCGGTGATCCAATTGTTATTGAATCATCTGCAAGTCTTAATCTGTTTACTATGAATTATTTTGAATCGAATGGTTCTGTTAAATTAGGAAGTGAAAATATAGCAACTAAATTATGGGCAGCAACATGGTTGAACAATACACAGACTTATAGTAACTATGTTAAAACATATACTCCTTATGGTAGAGTATCTGCAAATTCCAATAGAAATAGTGTTGTAGCACCTGTTCAACATGCAATTGACTTTTTTAATAATAACTCAATACCAGAAAATAGAAGAGTAATAATTCCAAACCAATTACAGCAATCATATGCCGATAATTACTTTTTAACTTTAGACGCTACAAATTATAGTATAGATGAAACAACAAATACTGCAGATGCATGTAAAAATTCTTCGGGCACCACAATAACACAAGATCTAACATCAAAGGATCCTAGAATTATAAATACTAGAACTCAAACTTCATATGGTGGAACATTAACATTTCCATCACCTTGGAGTGATAATGCACATGCAGTAGCCAAAAGTAGTTTTCAATCTTGGTTAAATAGTTACAAAAATGAAGGTGGAAAGGTTTCTTATATTGCAGCCGATGTTATCGATTCTGCAAATATGAGTCCTGTTTGTGTGTTTTCAAACTTTTTGAGACAAAATACCGACGATGGTGGACAACAAATACAAACACATATAGATTATATTTTAAATGATCCAAGAGCAACAAGCACAACCGTCGCAAATGCTTCTGTATTTGGATCACTTATACATCAGTTAAAATTAGATACTAACGGTGGTTATGTTAGAACGGATTTCAATACTAGAAGTTTAACTGATGCAAAGGGTGCTTATAAATTATGGGATTTTGTAACAGGTAGAATAACGGCATCATATGTTAATGATTTATTATATACTACCAGTAAATCAATTTATCCGGATATAAAAGTATCAAATTATGATAATTTTAAATTATTAGAAGAAGATAAAGTACCAGATTTAAATGGTCATAAATCATATTTTAACAATGATATAGGTACACATGTTTCAGTTCATTTATATGGTGAATGGAATGTGAGTGCTGGACTCAATTATAAAATAAGTACATCAGATTCTACAGTTTTGGATTATGAGTTTTCAACAACTAGTCCATTTGGATCAACTTCATGGAATGCATTTTTGGTATCCCAACAAAAACTAAGAGCAGTTGATAGAAATAGAATATCGGATGGAAAAAAATTCCAAGTTTGGCTTGCATCACCACCACCTCAATATTCCTCAAATAATTCATTTGGTTGTACAACTTCTGGAGTACCAACAGCATTAAAATATTGGACAGAAAATGCATATCACGCATTATTAAGAAATCCAGATCCAGTCTTATATTGGAATGCACCTTCTGTTAATAACTCGGCTGCAGAAGTTCTATTGGATAATATAATAACTGAAGTAAACAATAACACATATAATAGAATTAATTCTATAATTTCTTCTTCAAACAATAAAATAAATTATAATACTAACTTTATAGTGAGTGGATGTAAGACAAATGGAAATGATATACTTTGGAGAATAACCGTAAGATATGATCAGATTGATACAGTTATAATAAATGGAAATACATTTAATTTAAATGGTGCTGTTGGATTATGGTATATAACTAATATAAATATTTCAAATTTAACATTAACATCTTATAATTCATCCACAAAAACATTAACATTAAATAGTGTAATTTAATAAATTTACTGTAATAAATAGTATTGAAGGTATATTATGGAAAATAAAGAATCAATTGACGAGAAGTTAGAGAACGCTTTTAATTTACCAAAATCTGTTGGTGAGATTGTAGATATACAACCAATTCCAGCACCAGTTCCAACTGGTAGAGATCATCTTACAAATGATTATGAAACTGTAAGAGCAAATCTTTATGATATTATCGACAAGGGTTCAAAAGCAATAGATGGTATTCTTCATGTTGCTTCAGAGGGAGACTCCCCAAGAGCATATGAAGTTGTATCTCAACTCATCAAGAGTGTAGCAGATGCGAACAAAGATCTTCTTCAATTACACAAACAATTAAAAGAAATTAGACAAGATACTCCTGCTTCTACACAATCTGCACAAAACATTACAAATCAATCTATATTTGTAGGAAGCACAAATGAATTGCAGAAACTGCTAAGAGGTAAGATGCAGGAGATAAAGCAAATAGAATCTAATCCATGATTGGTGATAAGAACTCATATCTCGGTAATCCAAATCTCAAGAAGACAAATGTTCCTGTCAACTTTACTCAAGATCAAGTTGAGGAATATTTAAAGTGTTCTGAAGATCCTGTTTATTTCATGAAAAATTATATTAAGATTGTCAATCTCGATAAGGGATTGATGACCTTCTCGATGTATCCATTTCAAGAAAAACTAGTAAATCTTATTCGTGACAATAGATTCGTTATTGCAAAGATGCCTCGTCAGTGTGGTAAGTCAACTACCATCATTGCAGATATTCTACACCATGCACTGTTTAATCCAAATCAAACCATAGCAATTCTTGCAAATAAAGAAAAACTTGCAAAGGGTCATATGGATCGTTTAAAGACTGCTTATGAAAACCTGCCAAAATGGCTGCAGCAGGGTGTTAAAGAATGGAATAAGCATTCTATCGAATTGGAAAATGGATCAAAGGTCCTTTCGTCCGCAACATCTGCATCTGCTATTCGCGGTGGATCTTTTAATTATATTCTGTTGGATGAGTTCGCCCATGTCCCTGAAAATATAGCAAATGATTTTTATAGTTCAGTATATCCAACAATCACATCAGGTAAAACTTCTAAAATGGTTGTAATTTCTACACCTAATGGATTGAATCTTTATTATAAACTGTGGATTGAAGCAATTGAAGGAAGAAACAGTTTCAAGCATATAGATGTTCACTGGTCAGATGTTCCGGGTCGTGACGAGGAATGGTATCAGAGAGAAATCAAGAACTTAGGTGAAGAACGATTCCGCACAGAGCACGAATGTGACTTCATTGGTAGTACTAATACTCTTATCTCTGCAGATAAACTCAGAACAATGGTTTATAAGACTCCAATCCATACCACCCCTGATGGATTAAAGGTATATGAAAAACCAGTCGTGGATTCTAAAAATCCTGCAAACAATCACACCTATATTTTAACAGTTGATACTGCTAGAGGTACTGGAAACGATTACCATGCATTCACAGTTGTTGATATAACCAAGACACCTTATAAGATAGCAGCCACTTTTAAAAATAACGAGATGTCTCCTTTGGTATACCCAAATGCAATATACCCAATTGCCAAACAATATAATGATGCTTACATATTAGTTGAAATAAATGACATTGGTGGACAGGTGGCAGATTTATTACATAATGAACTGGAATATGATAATTTGTTAATGTCCAGTATTCGTGGTAGAAAGGGTCAGACTCTTGATGGTGGGTTCGGAGGTAGTCAAACCCAATTAGGACTCCGCACTACGAAGGCGGTAAAGCGTCTAGGATGCTCTGTGCTGAAGTCTCTGATAGAATCAAACAAACTACTCATTGCTGACTATGATATCATACAGGAACTTGTTTCCTTTATTTCAAAAAATAATTCATTTGAAGCCGATACTGGTCATAATGATGACTTGGTTATGTGTATGGTTCTATTTGGTTGGCTGACGACTCAGAGTTATTTTAAAGATATGACAAATATGGATATTAGAAAGACCGTATTTGATGAAAAATTAAAACAATTAGAAGAAGAAATGACACCATTCGGCGTAATTGATGATGGTATAATGTTTCAAAATGAAGAACAAGACTCGTCTGGAACGGTCTGGAGGGATGCTGAAATTAGAAATAATGATTTTTATACATAACCGTAGACCAAAATAGGCGAATAAGGAG